TTATCGGTTCCTACTATCTCTACCGCTGCTTCTTTAACAAGAACGTCAGCTGAAACGTTTGTTTCACAAGCCGATGAATATAATGAAGGTAGAATATCAGGACCCGCTTCTGCAGTTGCTCAAGCTGCAGGTATGCTGTCATCGGTACCAGGTATAGGTATTTACGCTACAGCAGCAGGTTTAGCTGCCTCTGCTGTTAGCTCAATTGCCAGGCTTTTCGGTTGGTCTCGTCCAGCTATAATAAGTAACATTTCCTATATGAAACCTAGAGTTTTTGGTAATGCTGCTAATTGTGACCAAGATGAGGCTGTTACTAAATTGACTGTTGATAGCAAATGTCAACTGACTGTGGATCCTCGAACAGTTGGATTGGATGGTACTGATGAATTAGATATTAAATATATTGCCACTAAAGAAAGTTACTTTACCCAATTTTTATGGACTACTGGTGATGCACCTGGTGATGCATTGTTCGAATGTTATGTATCTCCTGTTCTTTTTGATCAGTCTAGTTCAGGCATTTATCAAATGACACCAATGTGTTTCGCTGCGTTGCCGTTCAAATATTGGAGTGGATCCATTACATATCGATTCCAAATTGTTGCATCACAATTTCATAGAGGTCGTTTGAGATTCACTTGGGATCCAATAGGTTATGATCTGGTAGAAGCTACTCATACTTACAATACTGCATATAATCGTATAATAGATTTAGCTGAAGAAAGAGATTTTGAAGTAACAGTTAATTATGCTATGCCTGATGCTTATCAAGATGTAGATCATGGTGCAATTGCTGGTGAGCAAATTCCTTTTACTAGCAGTGGCATTTTATCTGCTCATAATTATAGAAAACATAATGGTACATTTGTAATAGCTGTTGTCAATGAACTTGTGGCTGCTGACAATACTGTCAATAATGATATTATGGTCAACTGTTTTGCACGCGCTGGAGATGATATAGAATTTAGAGCACCATGTCAAACTACTGTGCCTTATCTTTCTAATTTCATGCCACAGAGTCAAGAGTACAGTCATTATGAGAAATATTCTTGGAAATCCCAGGGAGATGAAGATGAAGTATTGCCTGTTAATCCATCAGAAAACAAACCAGAAGGTGCAAACCCAATTCAAGAAATTGGAACATCATTTTCAGATCAAGATAAGAAATCTTTAGTTTTCTTTGGTGAGAATATTACTTCATTCCGCCCTTTGCTTAAAAGGTATAATTATTATATGCAACATTATGCAAAATCACTTCCTTCGGCCAAGGTAGCTACATGGTTAATTCATACAAGACCTTTTCCATATTATGCGGGATATGATCCTAATGGTATTCATTCAACAACTGATGGTGCTAAATATAATTATGTTAAGCAGACATTAATGAATTACCTTACACCTGCTTATGTAGGTCGAAGAGGATCAATTCGCCACAAATATGCTGTTCTTCGTCCAGATCAAACCCCTCTGGGTGGTATTTTTAGTGTCATGCGATCATTTGTAGCTAATACTTATTCATCTTCTTGGAATAAGATATATAATTCAACAGAATCTGAAACTAAAGCTGCAAGTAATTCCATGATATATAATTTTACAGGATACAACGGTAACAATGTTGTCTGTTCTGCTCAATGTCCAGTGAATGAAGTGGAATTTCCATATTATAATCGTCATAGATTTTCATATGCAAGACAGCTAAATATTAATCGTGGATCATCTTCAGATGATTCTGATATTGATGCTGTTAGAATAGAACTTACTGACACACCTACAATATGCAATATACATGATTATGTTGCAGCAGGCGAAGATTTTCAATTGTTTTGGTTTTTAAATGTGCCTACAATGTATTCGAATCTTTTACCTACACCAGGTTCTTTTTCTGATACTACTTATTCATTTAGTGAAATTGTATCAGCTGCAGTTTCGGAAGGAGAAACATATTCTGACTACTTGGTTAGTCAGGGAATAAATCATAGTCAAATTACCATTTCTAATGCTGAAGTTGTGGCTAGATCTTCACTAGCAGCTACGTCAGAAGTGCAGTGGTTAGATGATTATGGTTTAAAACCATCTAATATTACGGATATCACTATTACAACATATAGTGCTATTAAAGTATTAGCTGATGCTGCTTCTCAAACTGTGCTTGCATATTTGACCATTCATCCTATTGATAGGTGGACAATTACAATATCACAAGCAGTTCTTACTGCAGAAGCTACAACAGCAGGACATTCTGAAAGTGTGTTTTTATCACTTTTGAGTATGATGTCAACTGTTAATGTAGTTGACCCTTAAAAACCCGTACTCAGACATTTGTAAACTGTTTACACAAATGTTTGTTTAAATAAAGATAAACAGCGGCGGATATAATTCTTAGTTTTGATGAAATTATATCATAAACGTCGAAATACGATCAAGACAACTAGGAAACTAGTATAAAAATTAACCCTCCTGTCTCGTGGAGGTGGGCTAAATTTATTTATTGGCCTTCGACATGAGAATTCAATTCTCTGCGTCTTTCTATAAGTGACGTTAACACTTTTCGATCTGCGCAGGGATGCACAGTGAATTTTTT